ACTGTCGTTGTTTATGAGCCGTTATCATCAAGAGTAAATGTTTCCCAATTAATTAAATATTTCGGAACGTATTATAGATTTATAGATGTTCAAACATTTACCGAATATAATACCGATCCAGAAGATGGTACTGATTCTGATATTTTGTACGAAGATTTTGAATTATATTCGGAACAAGCATCGGATGAATTGACAAATTTATGTGCATCAAAAGGAATCACCCTAACAAATAATCAGACTTATGTCGCATTATGTCATTTGGTTGCCGATTATTTTGAAATGGGAAATCCTGATTGGGCATTTAGAAGTCAGAGTCAAGCGCCTGGAGTCAGTTTTTCAAGAGGAGATAAAACAGGACCTAGACAAGCATTGGAAAAAATGTTAAAGAGTATTTCTGATTCTGCCAGAATAGGCAATGTTACTTGCGGAAGAGGAGCATCAACCGAAATTATTCGTATTAAGGATGCTAAGAATTATCCCAACAGATGGAAACGGACTGGAATTCCTGCATATGATTCAACGGAAGATGGATTCGATTCTGAAGAAGTATCGGACATGGGATATGATTATAATGACTATGAGTGATCATTGATGGTAACGTATCCCCAAAGAATCCGTTTCACACATAAAATTTATATCCACAAATATATAAATTCTATATATGATGGTTTGGTATCTTCTAGTATGGCAATCTCGGGGCATCCTACCGAAGATTTCAAAATAGAACTAATAGCAAGCGATGCATGCCGAATCAAAATAATCGGATCCCTGGATGGAATTCCAATTACAGAACGAATTAGTTTTGCAACTTCTGGTACGCAATACAGTACAAATAGTTTTGATGAATTAATTTCCATAACATCAGGATATTTCGAAACTGATGCCAGCATTGAAATCAATGGAGTAGATTTGGTTGGAATGCCGCTTTCTTGGAAACAAACTTTTGGACCTTACCGCGCAGAATTCGGTCAGATGGGTGGAATGTCGGCGCAAATAGAAGCCAATTCTCTTGGTTTAGGAAGTAAAATTGTTCATTATGTCAGGATAGAAAGAAGAGCACCTTTAAGCAAAGACATGACATTTTCAGTCAATGGGTATGATGATCAGATCTTTGTTCCAGTTAGTGATTTTGAGAATATATCAACGCCGCCTGACTATATTCCGCAAGAATGGGCGTTTAGGGCTACGAAAAAACATGATGGTGATGAATAAATGGTATCTTATATTTCTCCCGTTTCTCAATACCTATTGGATACTTTACATTCCGATCAAGAATTGGTGACATTGGTTGATAATCAATTCCATACTGGATTATTGCGAGAACCAATTGTATTAAGTCCTCCGATGTATACCAGAGTAGGAATAGAATATAGTTCTGATAACCGCCAAGGTCATTTCTTTTCTCAAATACGGGACTTTACCGAACAAAAAGTCCAAGTCAAAATAACGGTAGTAACATCATATGGACAAAATGATAATCATTGCAGATCAATTGTTGATAAAATAGTAACACTATTTCTGGAAAATAGAAAAGAAACTAATGATGATTATAAAATATATGTCGATAGTATAGATTCTAATATTACCGAAACTGATCAATCCAGGTGGATCGGAGTCATCAATATGACATTATCATATTTGATTCCAATGCCGGACGTAGAATAAATATATGCCATTTTATTTTTTTTGTCTTTGTTATAGTACCGGAAGGTTTCTAAAATCGTAAAATTCGGTAATTTGGTTTTATTTGATTATATTTACAATGAGGTATTATTATGGTTAGACTTATTGATTTGTTTAGATCGGGTCAAATAACCCAGTCCGAATATCAGTCTTATTTGGATCTAGGTTATGATTCTATTGATCCGGTCCAATTACAAACGGGAAGAAGTGCCGAAATGGTTACTGTCTCTTATATGAATTTAGGGGACGGTAGAACATGGACTCTGAAATCAGGAGAAACCATGTTTGGGTATATCGGTCCTAATGCTGATCTAACCAATGCCGGTACTATGACAATTAATGGAGACGCTCTATTTAATTATAATGGTGGCAAAATAATAAATACTGGAATTATAANNATTTAATAGTTAAATCTTATATTTAATAACGATGGTGTGATATTTTTGACAGGTACATTTACTATAGATGGTGGAGTGATTACAGCCACCGAAGCAAAAGAAGATTATCAAGTTCAGGTTCCATTAGCACCTGCTGTATATTCTTCTGGGACTTGGACAGTAACCGATTCAAGTAATGTATATATTGTAACTAGGACTGCCGAGACTTCTACTTCATATTATGTAGTTCCTATTATAATGCCATTCAGAACCACAGCGGATAAAGGTGCCAGATTGAAATCAGTTAAAGCGGTTATAACTCTTGGTGGAACAATATCCACATCAAATGATGATCTGGAAATTTGTATTGTTCAAGTCACCACACCAACCGATGGAAATTCTCCAGTAGGTTCGGTATTGGCTGGTGATACAGGCGCAGATTATGGAACTAGTTATGATACTAAGGCAGAAAGATTAGTAGCAGGAACTCATACATTCGAAGTAACCATTCCAGAAGGAGAACAGGATTTCATTGATGATGGCGAGCAACTGTATGTAAGAATAATGGTTTCCGATGCTGGTAGTGCTGATCTTACATTCGTACTCAAGGGAATCATAGCTACTTTTGATGTAAATACTTTATAAGTATTTAAATACCTATATAGAAATCGAGGAAAAGAATGGCAAACGTAGGAAATATTCGACCAGGAAAAGGACACCAGTTTACCACTGCCCATGTCCTTTCATTAAGTAGAGCAGATATGGGATATCATGTCATTTCAGGATGTGATGTCAATCAAGCGGGGACTCCCGGGATGTCAGTTGTGGTAGATTCCGGATATGTTCAAGCAGGATTTGGAACTGCTAGAAAATCGGTAACTGGTGGATCTGTTTCAATAACAGCAGCAGATCCTACTAATCCTCGCATAGATGTTATTTATATAGACACGACTGGATCTCCTGGTGTTTATACCGGAACTGCTGCTATTTCTCCGAGTTCAAAGACTGATTTCAAGGAATTTTCAACACCATGTCCCGGTAGTAATATTCCACCTGGTGTAATTCTGGCATTGGTGCATGTCGGTGCTGGTGTCATCAGTATAACAAATGCAAATATTCTTGACATAGCTTCATATGGACCTTATGTTGTAGAATCACCAACTACGACCACTTCTGGAAAAGTTCCGTACTGGTCATCGACTGCTAAAACATTGTCTGATGGTTATTCAGTTGGGAGCACTGCAAATTGTCTAGTACAATTAGATTCAAGTGCTAGATTGCCTGCGGTCAGTGGATCTCTACTGACAGGAGTATTATTATCCGGTACAAAATTGGATGATTTGAGTGCTCCCGATAATAATACAGATCTTGATGCAAGTACGTCTGCTCATGGTTTGATGCAGAAATATCCGAATACGAAACAGCGACTTCTCGGGGATGCATCATGGGCAACTCCTATATTTGGTGTTAATTTTCCATTTGGAAATGGTGTTGCTGTTCTAATTGGCGAAGCTTCTACAAAGAGAATCCCAGTGGCATGTAAAATTACAAAAGCATATATCCGAAGTTTGGATACTGATGGTGCTCTGAAGTCTGGCTCGATTACGATCACGATCTATATCCATGACTACAATGCCGCTATCGGTACTGCTGTCGATTCATTTATCTTATCTAGTGCATCAAGCTACGCGGAGACTGGTCTTAATTCCGGCAACGGCTGGACCGTCGCAGCAGGGAAGTACATAACCGCCATTATCAGCGGGATAAAAACCTGTGAACAGATAACCTTAGACCTGGAGCTGGAGGCGACATAGATGGCTTATCAGATATTGGTTCCGACGAGTGATGTTTATATTGATGCTGATGGAAATTATGGTATCTATCCGCTGGGTTCATCGAACTATTATTTGCTGGTTGATGATGGCGAATCACATGACAGCGATGCAACATATATCAGTGGTCGGAAGCAATACTCAAATTATGTTTATGCTGACTTTGGTTTGAGTAATCCGGTGCGATTCGGTACAATCGATTCCGTTGAACTCCATGTTATAGCAAAAAAGACCAGTTCGGCGATCACCGGATACCTCGATCGGTATATCACAACGCATGGCGCAATTTACGGCACATATGATGCCAAGGTAACAACTTCTTACGTTGATTATACAAACACATGGTCTAAGAACCCAAACACCGGAGTCGCATGGACATGGGATGAAGTTGATGCACTCATGGCGACTGTTGGATTGGCTGTCAGCTCGCCTTATTATTATGTGAATGTTACAAGTATCTACATAAAAGTCAATTTTACTCCTCCTGCGGGTGCTGGTGCTGGTGGTGCTCAGATCATCGGACTTTCTGCGTGGTAATAATGACGGTTAATAGTGTTTCATCATTGGATGAAATTGCAGATTTTCTTGGTATGGAACTCGAAAATAGAATACGCCTTAAAATATTAAGCAATGTTCCACCGCCTAATGCATCAAGTACTATAGAAAAAAAAGGATCTTCGCATACTCTAATCGATTCCGGAAATATGTTAGGAAGTGTTTCCCATCAAGTAACAGGTTCGGAAAATTTGATAACCGTAACGTCTGGAATATTAGATGATGGTGAAATTGCCATGTATGCGGCTAGTAATGAATATGGTATACAAAGAACTATCATTGCCAAAAACAAAGATAATGAATCCGAAATGCATCAAGGCATGACACTTTTCATAATTCCGGAAAGATCATTTATACGATCAACATTTGATGAATGTTTTGATTCCGAACTTATGGAAAAATTTTCTGATAATTTACAAGATTTGGCAGAAATTAAGTTAAGAAAGTAAAAGAATGGTGTTAGTAGTGAAGAAAGGTTCTAAAATGTCCGAAGAATCAAAGAAAAAAATTTCGGACAGAATGAAAGAAGTTCGTAAAGAAATCCCGAATCCGATGTCCGGAAGGACCGGAGAACTTCACCATAATTTTGGCAAACATTGGGATGAAGAAACTAGAAAGAAAATGTCTGATGCCAAAAAAGGCAAACCAAGTACTTTCAAAGGAAAGAGACATACTGAAGAAGCTAAACAGAAAAATTCTGATGCCCATAAAGGAAAAATTGCTTGGAACAAAGGCTTGAAAACAGGACCAGAAAGCGAAGAGCATAAATTAAAAATTTCCGAAAGTATACAAGAATGGTGGGAAAATCTTCCGGAAGATGTGAAAATTGAACGGAATAACAAGATTTCAGAATCCAAGAAAAATTTGCCTCCCAAAATGGGAAATGGTGGCGGATTTTACATTACAAAAGACGGAAATTCTATTTGGTTGCGATCTTCATATGAATTGAGAATTGCCAAGAAACTGGATGAATTTAATATTTCTTGGGAATACGAATCAAGATCATTTGATGTCGAAGGGTGATATTATCATCCTGATTTTTATCTTAAGGATTATAATATTTGGTGGGAAGTAAAGGGTTACCTAAACGAAAAAGATCGTACAAAAATTAATAAATTTTGTAATATATATAAAGAAGAATGTTTGAAACTTGTATTTCTGGAAGATATTAAAATCTTTGAAAGTCATCATAATTTATCAGAATTTGAAATATCATCAATAGGAAAAGAACTTTATGAAATTATTTCATAATATGGATTAATTTGATCAAAATTTAAATTAAAAATAAAATTTAGGAGAAAAAAACTATGGTCGCTACTGTCAACGTACAGGAATATAATGGTGCCGCACCAGGTGTGGCAAATATAATTACGCAAGGAAGATACTGCACAATGGATTCGTATAATCCAGGCTTGTTGAATCCTTGTGTCGTACCGGGAACTGGATTCAATTATAGTTTCTGGAAAACTCATAACATCGCATTCAGCGGAGACTTTACTCAAATTAGTAACATCAGATGGTATACATCTGGATCAATACGAACTAATTGGGCATTAGGAACTTCTGGTGGATTATTTGTCGGTGTCAAATCAACCGGAGATAATGGTATGCCAGTTGCTTCATATGATGAAGCCGCGGGAACAGTCGGAACTACTGGATATGAAATGGATGATGTCACAAATGGTCATACTTATTACAAGAGCGGAACTTCAAATCATGCCGTACCAGTAGATGCTGATACTTATATTTCCAGTAATACTTTATTGGTCGATAGTACAGCATATACTTCCGCAGATGTTTCTAAATGCGTCGTAACTCAAGTTCATATTGCTGATGATGCCACCCAAGGAGATAAAGCAAACGAAACTTTGACTTGGAGATATGACGAAATTTGATCCCTTGATATCGATTAGCAAAAAATAGATCAACCAAAAGTTTTATATACTACTTATTCTAACTAAAGTAGTATATAATTAATTTTTTATATAATAATTATAAAATAAATAATATAATTTTAGGAGAGAATAAGAAAAATGAAGCAAGGTTTACACGTAATAGCAATATCACCGGGAGATATCTCGGTCCAAATAATTCCAGAATTTATATCAAAACCAATCAATGATGAAACAATATCAATTCCCGACGAATCTCTCGGATATATCATACCTATGAAATTTATTATCATAGATGAAGTAAAACCAGAAATATCGGGACTTTTCGATATAAGTAGCATGTATTTCAATGAAAATATTCGAAGGGATGTTTTGGATGAACTATATCGAGATAATGTTAAATTTGATATGTTCATACGACAAGTTCCGAAAGAAGATTCTGTTGGTCCAAAGATAATCAAAGAATATAAAAATTGTTATTTCTATCGACAAGAATTAGCAGTTCCTGAAATTGGTATGGCAGTTTCTTTCCGGTATCATTTTACAAATTCGTCAGAACCATGGGAAATTTCGGATGAACGAATAAAATCATTGACTCCTCCAAATCAATACGTATATGATTATGCTGTTAGTAAAGCAATCAAAAACTTGCAATATCCCATTAACGATTTATGTCGCACTATAAAAACAATGGGAGAATCAATGAATGAAACAATTATTCTGACATCCAGCGAATACGTAAAAATGGTCAATGCAGGAAGAATTTAAAATGACTGCTGTAATCGAATATATGTGGATAAAAATATTCAAAGACATAGATGGAGTAGAAAAATTCATTCCCCAATTTAGGGATGATGGAACCCAGCAATTATGGTCAGAAACTTCGAATATAAAACCGCATAAATTAGTAATTTCTCCCATAAGTCCGGTTCTTGCTAAGAAGATGCAAGATCATAATATACCTGGATGTTCGGTAAAACTTCCGACATATAATTTTTATTTGTTACCGGAAGATGACATTAAAGCATATTGGGACAACGAAATTTCGGTTACATCTCATTTCAAGTGCAGAACATGTGGACATTGTTGGTTGCATATGGACTCGTCTAAATGGGCAAAATGTCCGGCATGCGGAGAAAGTGATGTATGGTCATGCCGGCGGTGTGATCGATCTAATATAGATAATTCATTGGTGCATCGCAATAATAAAGGCGAAGTTAATTGTCCATATTGTGAAATTCCATATGGACTGAATAGACAAATAATGCTCGATCGCATTCAAGACGTCATCGAAAATACTGATTACGTAATAGAAATATCAAACAAAATAAAAATAATAATAAGAAAAGATACTGTGGATACCTATTCATTATCCGATCAGAAAGAAGAATCGTATTTAACAGAATAAATTTATTTTTTAATTTAGGAGATATATGTTAATAGGAGAAACACCAATAGGGGATCAACCTGGCATAGGAGATTCATTCATCGTTCGGGAAAAAGCATATACAATGAATGAATGGATAACTTCTATTTCTATTGGTTCGATGAATCGATTAAGTGATGTTCTCCTTAAAAAGACACTTATATCGGAACCTGATTTTGATGTAGTCATCGGAAGAAATGCTATTCTTGCGACATATTCAATGGATATCGGGTTATTAAAAGCATTAAGTAGTGCAGATTTCGATGTAATTTTGCGGCCATCTTATGATGCAACCATTCCATCCACATCAGTTATAGATGCTATAGTTTGGTCATATGCTACTATGCTGGATGGTGTTTGGCGACAAATGGAAACTATGTCAAATGCCCTAAAACTAGAACATGCTATGGGAACTGATTTAGATGTTGCATGGGGACAAATATATGATCTTCCTAGAACTTATGGAGAAGATGATACCGATTACAGAGATCGATTGAAGACTCGTACTTCTATTATAAAGAGTTCTGGAACTAAAGAATCATGTAAAACTATCATAGACAGCATACTAGGCGAAAATATTACTGAAATAATATCTAGATATCCCGTAACTGTTGATATATCATTCGGCAATGACGAAAATATGAGAATAGCAAAATCCAGAAAAGATCTACTGGATGTTCTTATTCCTCAGATGCTAGCAGCAGGAATATCATATAATTTATTATTGCCCATACTGGATTACTATATGGATACATTGATGTTAGGTCCACTAAATGTCCATATAAATTCTGATATGATGCTTTGTCATGAAGATACTGACTTTACATATGAAATGGATTTTGAATCAATATTTATTAATACTTTAGGAATTAACGTAGATTCAGTACTGATGAAAATATATGAAAGAGAATTGGTTATAAATCCTATTATACAAAAACCAATGGATGAAAATCTTTCGATAGATTCCATAATTAAAATACTAAAAACTAAATCACTCGAAGCAATACTATCGTTTAAATCAACATATAATAAATATTTAAATAATGATATATTAATTCATAAACATGATATATTAAAATCTTATGATATGGATTTAATAGAAATTACTACTAAACGTAGATTATTAAGGATATCAAGTGAATTTGTTTTCCAACCTATATCAGCCGTCGATATTGATATTTGGATTAGATTATTACAAGCAAATTTCGATGCCGATATTTTATTGAAACGCGGTTATCCTAAAAAATATGGTATGACAATTGAATTGGTAGGTGCTTAAAATGCCACGACCTGTTTTGTTATCGGCTGTTGACGGAAAAAATTTCATTTTGGGAACGTTCGACACAACTTTATTCAAAGATTGGTGGAAGTCCGAACCTTTCCCGGGATCAATTGAAGATATAGGCGAACCAATTCATATATATGGACAATATCATGTATGCATAGTTAAGAAAACTGATGGTACATATTCTATTTATAGGACAAGAAATTCCGGAAAAAGTTGGGTAGAAGTATATAATACTCCATATATTATTTATACAATAACAACAATAGATTATGGTTGGGTCATTGGAAGCACTTCCCATGGTTGGATAGAATCTAGGATAGATTCTGGGTATACTTGGTCAGAAATATCAACATTTGCACCCAATTGCAAAACCGTAATAAACATTGATGATGATGTTTTGTTTGCTCATGACGGCAGAAAAATATGGAGATCTACTGACTTTGCTCACACGTGGTCAAAAATATTAGATAGTTCTGGATGGACATCGATACCATATCACACTGGTGGTCGAAGTAGAAATTTTTCTTGGAATTCGGATTCGTATCCAGCAATAACCGGAGCGAATCAATGTATATTAGTTGGATTTGGACCATATCTTTTAATTTCTGAAGATTTGGGGTATAGTTGGCTCACTCATATAAATGGATGGACCGGAGAAAATTGGGACATAGATGGATGGGGAGGAGATGGACAATTTGGACCACAATTCGGAACTAGAATATTACAATTAACATTAACTAGCGTGGATGGATTTACATTAGAAGATCTATCATTCATTGCGAGAACTACTAATAATTCTGGATATGTTAGATATATATATTCCGGACCATTGTATTATTGGTATGATAACAGTCCAAAAAAGACAGGATATGGATGGAAATATATATTTTCATTGCCATTTGCTAACTATGAACAAGGAAAAGTTTCGGCATATGATGTTCTAACTCCCGGATCACCCGAACATGATATTTTTGCGACTGTATGTAGTTATGATTCCAATAACAAAGCTATTATAAAATATTCGACAAATGGTGGATATTCATGGTCAACAATTAATAGTTCCAATGTTGTGGTATATGAAGGTGATCCTACCCAAGAAATAGTTTCCGGATTAGGTCAACAAGTTTTTGATGAAGAATACTTTACTCGGTCAGTATGGGTAGGTCAACCTTGCCATAATTCTGGTAGATATAAAATAGATTATAATAAAGCAGTTAGAG